AATTATGGGAAGTAAGCGACACGGCCAGCTTGTAATCGATTACGTTGTGGAGTATTACTCGCACACCAAGACGGCAGAGATTGCCAAAGTGCTTGGTATATCTGAGTCGAGCGTTTATAACATCGCATTCAGGCTCGGGCTAAAGAAAGCACCTGAGTACATTCGAGAGGTGCATGGCAAAGTTGTGGCAATTGCCGGGGTGAAGAATCGATTCACCAAAGGACATAAACCTTGGAATAAAAAAGATGACACACGGATCACTATTTAGCGGAATTGGCGGCTTTGATTTAGCCGCTGAGTGGATGGGTTGGGAGAACATATTCCACTGCGAGTGGAATTCATTCGGGCAAAAAGTATTAAAATATCACTTTCCAAATGCAATCAGTTATGAAGACATTACCAAAACAGATTTCACTATTCACAGAGGCAGAATTGACATCCTCACAGGGGGATTTCCCTGCCAGCCATACTCAATGGCCGGAAAGCGACTTGGAAAAGAAGATGAGCGACACCTCTGGCCGGAGATGCTTAGAGCGATTCGAGAAATTCAGCCGCGTTGGGTCGTGGGCGAAAACGTTCTCGGCCTTGTTAATTGGTCAGGAGGGCTGGTATTCCACGAGGTGCAGGCTGACCTGGAAGCTGAAGGGTACGAAGTTCAACCGTATGTACTTCCAGCTTGTGCCGTCAACGCACCGCACCGAAGAGACAGAGTTTGGTTTGTTGCCTACTGTAACGAGTCATCAACAGAATACACAATTCAAACAAGGAGGAACTTGTCTACAAGCAAAATTAATACTAGGGATGCTGCCAACTCCACAAGCCATGGACTCAATGACCAATCCACCACGGCAAATAACTCAATCGGGCAGAATAATAAGCAATCAAGGACACAACGGAAGCGCACCATTGAAGGACTTAGCGATGAACGGCCTACTCCCCACCCCAACCGCAATGGACTCAACGAACGCAACAGCAACGATGAAGAGCAGCCAAGTGAAGGAAGGGTCAATGCACTCGGTGACACTAACAAGAGCAATGGCAATGGGGATGTTGCCGACACCGAATCAAAGAGATTACAAGGACAATATAGGAAACGGAAAAGATGCTCCGAGCATAGGAGTAACGAGGGGATATTCATTGGGTCAAAAAGTAAATTCAATGCTACCGACTCCAATGGCTTCGGATTGCGGGGACAAGGTTACAGGATTAGAAAATCAAGATTCACTAACGAAGCGGGCGAGATTGGAAACTGGCACAACTTCCCAACTCAATCCCCAATTTGTACTGGAGATGATGGGATTTCCTCCGGACTGGACGGAATTACCTTTTCTAAATGGCGAAACGAATCCATAAAAGCCGGAGGAAACGCCATAGTTCCGCAAGTAGTTCACCAAATTTTCAAAGCTATTGAGCAATATGAAAAAGCAGACAGCAGTTGAGTGGTTGGTCCAATATATCCATTCCGAAGAATATCAAAAAGCATTTGGACAAACATACATTAGCATAGAATTAGTTGAGCAAGCAAAAGCAATGGAGAAGGAGCAGATAAAAAACGCTTACATATTACCATTATCATCAGAATATTGGTTTAAAGACGAAGATTTTTTTCAAACAGAATCCGAACAATACTACAACCAAAACTACGAATCATGAAAAAGCAGACGCGTTTATTAGTTCTATTTGTTAGCGATTATCCATTTGCAGCAAACCTTAAAGAGGTGGGCATATTTGAAACACCTGACGAAGCTTTTAAGGCTGCTATGCCTTACATAAATGATATTTTAGTAAAGGCGATTTTTATAAATCATGACAAACAGTGGTTTCAAATATCATGACCCTTCGCCCCTACCAGGAGACTTTCATCAATAACATCGCAGCGAGCCTGCGCAGCAATCGTAAGGTTGTCGCGCAGCTCGCAACTGGTGGAGGCAAGACCGTGTGCTTCTCTGCGATTTGCGACCGCTTCACAGCCCGCAACAGCACAGACATCCTAATCCTTGTGCATCGTGAGGAGCTGCTCCATCAAGCTTCACGCGCCATCGCATTACCAACTCAAGCCGTAACCGCTGGGATGAAGTCAATCCCGCATGCTCGGGTGTATGTGGCAATGGTTGAGACTGCTTACAAGCGGCTCGACAAGTTCACTAACATCGGGTTGGTCATTGTCGATGAAGTGCACATCGGCAACTTCACCAAGGTCATCGAGCACTTCACCTCTCAGTACATCATCGGCTTCACAGCAACGCCATTGGCAGCTCGCAAGACCAATCCCTTGCGCAACTACTTTGATGACATTGTGTGCGGCATCGATATCCCCGACCTGATTGAGCAAGGCTACTTATGCCCAGAGCTGACCTACTCAGCGGCTCAGATTGTCGACCGGGCAAAGCTAAAGATGAAAGCTGGCGAGTTCGACCAAGCCCAGATGGCAGCTGCATTCAAAGCACCCAAGTACATCGAGACAACAGTTAACGCATACAAGCAGCACTCACTCGGACAAAAGACAATCATCTTCAACTGCAATGTCGAGCACTCGATGGCCGTCAATGCAGCATTCCAAGCCGCTGGATTCAACTCGCGCCATCTCGATGCTGGCTCGCCTGATCGCTCTGAGGTACTGCAATGGTTCGCCAACACTCCCGATGCAATTCTCAACAACATCGGCATCGCAACCACCGGCTTCGACCAGCCCGACATCGAGACCGTCATCGTAAACAAGGCCACAGCATCAATGCCCTTATGGCTTCAGATGTGCGGGCGCGGAGCAAGGCCGCACAATGTCAAGCTCGCATTTACCATCATAGACCTTGGAGGGAACTGCATCACGCACGGCCTTTGGTCATCGCCTCGCAATTGGAGCGATATCTTCCACAACCCGAAGAAGCCCGGCGAAGGGGTGGCTCCTGTGAAAGAATGCCCTGATTGCGGCGCACTTATGCACACCGCTGTTCGGCTTTGCGATTGCGGCCATGTATTTCCGGTAATCAAGCCAAAGGACGAAGCCATCGAGAAGTTCATCCAAGTAAGCAAGGCTATTGATGTAAAAAAACTAATCGAATCAAAGGCACATTACAAAACATACCACTCTCTGCATGTATTAGTTGAGCAAGTTTTTAACAGTGCTAAAAAGATAACTCCCGAAATCACCCCCATAATTCAAGAAAAAATTCATGAACTTGCAAGGCTCTGGTGCAAAGAGCAGAAAAAGCGATTTGATGCCTATCACCGGAAGTTTGTAGACGATAAATTACACACACTATGCTCATCTCACAATACAAAAACATCTATGACAGTCAAGACATTGACATCGAACTCAGCTCCTTTTTGGAAGGAGTCAGAACCGGCAAATGGCAGGACATAGTCTTGCAAGTTAGGTCAACACCTGACAAGGCCGAACGCGACAAAAAGAAAAAAACTGCACCGCTTGTCACAGTCAGCGGATCATTCTCGGCCCGAAAGGACGATGCCATCCGAGCGCACTCTGGATTCATCGCCATCGATATCGATAACATCGACAATCCTGAAGACACCAAGAAGCTAGTGCATGGAGATTCTTACGTTTACGCTGCGTTTACTTCCATCAGCGGACATGGACTATGCCTGATAATGAAAATCGATGGCACACGCCATCTGGATGCGTTTAATGGCATCGCGTCGTATTTATACCACACATACCAGCTCATCGTTGACCAGTCCGGCAAGAACGTATCGCGTGCTCGCTTCATCTCTTACGATCCTTGGATTCACATCAACACCAAGGCCGTCATGTTTAAGAAGTACCTCGCCAAACCGAAGGAGCGCAAGCTCGCAAAGGTCGCGGTAGTCAAAACCGACTTCGATGCCATGATTGCCGCCATGGACCGCAAAGGGCTTAACCTCTGCGAAGATTACTCCGAGTGGATTCAAATCGCATACGCACTGGTGTCTGAATTTGGTGAAGGTGGTCGCGACTACTTCCACACGCTGTCATCGCACTCTTCCAAGTACAACTCCGATGACTGCAATGCGCAGTACACAGCCTGCCTGAAGAACCACAGCGAAAGCAAGGGCAAGCGGTCCACAATCGCAACCATATACTACCACGCAAAGCAAAACGGCATACAAGCCTATTCCGAGCAGACCAAAGAAATTCTCCGATCTGCAAGCTCGCAACGTGCCGCTGGGCTTTCGCCTGAAGCCATCGTCAAGTCGCTCGAAGTGGCAGGCATCAGCCCGGAAGAAAGCACGAAAGTTGTCAATGAGATAGTAGCAAAGGATATTAAATTCAAATCGGAGAACGTAAGCGCTGACATTGCGGCATTTATCCGAACATTCGACCTTAGAAAAAACGTAGTTACGCGCAATGTTGAGCTCAATAAAAGGCCCATCGATGACAGTGACATTAACTCGATTTTTCTCGATTGCAAGGCCGTATTCAAAGAAGCCACAAAAGACCTGGTTACTTCCATAATTTTCTCAAATCGCATCGAGACATACAACCCGCTGCATGAGTTCTTTGAGGAAGATTTGCACACCGAGGAAGAATGCCACAACGTGACGCACCTACTTAACAGCATAATCACTGACACACCAAACGCCGATAGGTTCATTCTCAAATGGCTTGTCTCAGTGGTGGCATCTGCATATGGCAATCACTCGCCATTGGTGCTCATATTCTCCGGTGAGAAGCAAGGCACAGGAAAGACACATTGGTTTCGTTATTTGCTACCCAAGCAGCTCAGGTACCTATTCGCTGAGTCGAAGATGGATGCTGGAAAGGATGACGAGATTCTCATGTGCAAGAAGCTAATCATACTCGATGACGAATACGGCGGTAAGTCTAAGAAGGAAGAGAAGCGGCTCAAGGAGCTAACCTCGAAGGAGTTCATCAACGTGCGTGAACCCTATGGCCGCGTGTCGCTCGACCTTCGTAGGCTTGCAGTCTTTTGCGGTACATCGAACGAAACGCAGATACTCAACGATCCAACTGGCAACCGTAGGCAGATTCCGATTCACATCGTGGACATCAATCAGGATGCGTACAACAAATGCGATAAGGTTGGCCTTTGGCGTGAGCTGTATGCCATGTATCGTGACGGCTGGAATTACACAGTGTTGCGTCAAGACATCGAAGAGCTGAACCAATCAACTGATGCGTTCAAGCACTCAACACCTGAAGAGGACCTAATCCACAAGAAGCTGAGTCCGGCAAACTCGGAAAGTTATGGCGAGTGGATGTCGCTAACCGATATCCAGCAG